GTTCTGTTACCATTTAAATTGTTACCAGATATCCCACCAACAGTGTTTGCGTTTGTAATTGCAAATGCATCACCAGCTGAGAATCCATGATTAACTAACGTCACAGTAACTGTAGCCACGCCATTGTCAGTCCGAAAAGAATCAACCTTCAATCTTTTCTTAAGTGTAGCTAAACAGTTTCCAGTTGCTTGAGTTGCAGACTGAACTGATGTAATAGTTATTTCTTGATCATGATACTTAATAGTAATACCAACATGTTTTGAATTAAGATAATTACCATTTGTTTGTGATCCAGTTGTATCCCAATATGCGGCACTTGTTGTAAGAGTTATACCATTTCCAGAACTGGCAGAAGGATCAAGAGTAACACCCAAGTCTTGGAATTGAAAATATGGTTGATAAATCTTTGCGCCAGCAGACTGCGTGTCAAATGTCTTAGTCTCCATTTGAAATGAAGTAAGACCAGTACGCACAAGCTTACGAACCATAAACGTCTGATGAGCAATAAACATAACATCACCAGATTGTGCATACGTTACTTCATGCATATTCAAATTAGTAATAGGTATAGTAGCACCACTCGAATCTGCTGTAAGAGTTGCCGCTAAAGTAACTGCATTGTTTGTATCAATCTGAAATACTCTTATCTTTTGATGCTCAAGAGAAACAATATATCTCTCATCATCTGAAAATATGAAAGGAACAAGTCTATGTTGCTGAGTCTTTGTAGCATCTATCGTTGTATCAAATTCATATATCTTAGAAAGACCAGCTCGTTTTATTAGTCCACCCTCCGCTCTCAAGAAGAAGTTCTCAATCTTTTGTGCAGAGGCAGTATAAACTTTTGTATCTGTTCTGGATATAAGACTAGGACTAATCTCTCCAAACTGGAAATTCGTGAGGGATACTTTTGCTTTCTGCATTAGCTTCTCCTAAATGCACTGAATCTAGTTTGTGGGATTACCCTAGTTGTTTGTTGTTGTGAATCAATGTTTCGTGCTTTGAGCATTGCACGATCTGCCATCTGTGTCATCAGTTGCATTAAGCTACCATCTCTTGCAATAGAAGTAGCAAATGCTGAAGCAAGTGCATACTCAAGAGCAACAGTAAAATAACTTGGAAAGTCTTCTTCCCTTGCTCTGAATGTATAGTCAGCAATCACAGAATCTTGCGTAGATGTATCAGCAAAAACCATATCACCATATATCTGATACTGAACAAGAGAATCATTTACAGTAATCGCATGAACAATAAGTGTCTCTGAAGGAAGTTGATATGCTAAATCATATCGACCAGTGGGAGCATCAGTAAGTCTATTTAATACAGCTTGGTCTGATGCAAACCTCCAGCGTGTATTAGATAATGCACTACGGCAGATATCTTCATAGAGACTCGAAGCAACTAATGATTCTGTTGTACCATCAGTGAACGAGGTTATCGGTTCAGCTCCTATCAAGATAAGAGCGCGACTCGATATATCTATTGCACTATCTGCCGCAGTTGAAGTCATTAGTCGCCGTCAGTTTGTGCGATGACTTGACCATCTGATATATCAACAACTGTTCCAGTGTTAGATACACATACACAATGATGATGTGTTGGTGTATTGCTATCATGAACAACAATGATATCGCCAACTCTAATCATGTTTGCGGCATCATTAAAATAACCTGAGTTATTTACAGTTCCAATAGCATCAGTTGATGTATAGGAGAATGTTCTTTTATTAGAACTAAATGAATCTAAAGATAGATTTGCAGCACTAAAAGCCATGTCAATACCTCCTATGTATTATTGTCTAAGACTTCATAGATACCATTGTCATCAATGACAGTAGCACCCATAGACATCATAGACGTTGCAAGATGTGACGCTCTCTCTGGAACATAGTTAAGTTCAGTTTGAACATCAGAGTTAATACCGAGACCAACAGATGTTGTATGGTAAGCCATATTCTTTCCAGCTGTAATAGCCGCAGTTGAAAAGATTTGAAATCCTAAGAAGGACTTCATTGTCATACCACCAGCAAATGGAAGATTCTGCTCACCAACAAAATCAGATGATGCAAATTCTGTTATGTTAAACAGATCAGCAAAACCCTTTGGATGCATCGCAAGATATCTACCACCATCCTCAGGGATGTTTGCAGTACCGAAGGTTTCGAACAATGTTAACAAGTCAGCTTTTCCAAGCGCACTGTTTGTATCGTGAATCTGAGTTGAGTTAGCACCACTATCCATTGCTGTATAGAGTATCTCATCAGTTTTACGACCAAGAGCCGCCGCCGCTGAAGTAGCAACTGCTTGTCTTTCATTGATATTTATTTTTAGCTCATCCAACTTGTCGATATATTCGGCGGCATAGAAGTCACTCATAGTCGCCTCAACAGTTGTATGTGCTAATTCCATTGGAGTCACAAGACCATTTCTGGACTTGGTACTCGCACTACCAGTTCCAATCTTCTGGAAACGTACAACGCTACCAGTCACATTGTTTGCCATACGTACAGTGTTCCGTAGCTTAGAACCCATACGCTGATAAGCAAGGTGAACTTCAGATTCGAACTGCTTAATAAAGGCTGTGTCAATAGTGTTTGCCATTATTAGCTCCATCAAAGTTAAAGTTTCAATTACGTTTCAGATTATCCTTTGCAATTTTCAACGAAGTTGTCCGTAGTGGGCTTCTCTAATGCAGTACGGGTCTTTCACTTAATCTATTATTAGACTCAAATTTATTCAAATTGCAATAGAAAACTCGCACAAACTCATGATCATGTATAAAATACTGCTGTTCTTCTACCTCAAAACCTATCCATTTAAGCCATCGAATAGTCTTATCGTGGTCAACTGGCACATAATTTTCTACAATATCATAACCGATAGCAAGAAAACTAAGAATTAATTTGCTATGTTTATAGAAAGATTTCCATATATCATCGACCTCATCAGTACCAAGAAACCATATCTTCCCAGTATGCATATACTTATCCATCGATGTTACACCACACATTGCAATAGGTTTACTATTATGTGTAATGGTAAAACCTCTTGAATCATTTTCTTCAAAGGGAACTCTTAATGCAATCATGGGAGTCACCCCCACCAATGCACACTCTCGGATATCAGGTAAGCGCATGTTATCGACAATAATATCAATATCAGATACAACACATGGTCTGAACTCAAGGTTGCCTCGTCTAATATAGGTCAATACTTTATCGGCTTCTTTACTTTTTTTTTGGTCATCTGTTGTACATCTTTCTAAATCCCTCATCAACCATTTTGACAAAGGCTGGATCACGCTGGTTTGGACTATAGTATCGAGGATCATTCATCATCTCTCGAAGCTTATCATCAGTAAGTGTAGCAGTTGGCTGTGATGTTCCAGACACAGGGTTCTCTTTGAGATTATGCATTATAATCTCCATAGCTTTTATTCCCTCTGCTGTTGAGCAAAGATCATCGATAGCAGATCGAGTATCCTCACTAAATGTTTTCTCAACAAATAATCCAACAGCTTCAACTCTCTCTTGCGCATTATCACCTAACTGTTCCATCTCTGCATCTGCATTATATCCACCAGTTGTAGCTTCATAAAACTTTTGAATGCCATTCTCAAACTCTTGTTGAGAGAATCCATTCTCATAAGAATGATCAGCCCACCAGTCAAGAAGATCATTATCAACAGCTTCTTCAGCATCAATAATATCAGGAACAACATAATCTCCAGCAGTTGCTGGTCTCTCAGAATACGCTTTCTCTTCAATCTCTTTCATAACACTATTGCGTATCTCATCTTCTTTTTGACCAAACTTACTCTCAAGATTTGCATAAGAGTTAGCTAAGTCTTCAGGAGTCTTAAACTTTTCAGGCAACCATTTAGGTCTTTCATCAGCATACTCTTGAGGTACTTCAATAGTCTGCTGTTCTTCTTGTGGTTGTGCTTCTTGTGTTTGTTCTTCACTCATTTGATTTTACCTTATGTCCATGTTGAATACGTCTTTCAATTAAGCCAACAATATATCGCTGACCTTCTGCATGACGAAGTGTATCATTAGTTACAGCTGATCCATGCACAGCTTCTATTGTTACACTGCGTAAATACTTTAATACTTCTGCTCCAGCTGGTGAGCTAAACAGAGAAACAAAATTTAAAGATATGTTTTGATCGTCAATCTTATCTCTAGGATATCCATCGAGACTTGATATGTTACTGCTGAGTTTGTTCATCCATAGTTCCTTGTTGTTGCATCATTGCTTGTTGTTGTTGTAGTTGTTGAGCCATAGCTATTATCTGTTTACGTTCTTCTAAGTCTCTAAGTAGATACTCAGGTATACCAAACTTCTTAGCTAGGTATATTGCTGTCTCTTCTGAATTGATTAATACATTCACTAACTCAGGTCCAAAGCGCACCCCAACCATTTCTAAAAATCTATTGATAGATGTAATATCCTGATTAGCTTGTGCTTGCGAAAGTGGTGAAACAGAACGAACCTTGACTGACCTACCATTGATTGTTGGTATGTTAATACGTCCTTGCTTTTTCAATATGTATACAACACGCTGAAGAACTGGCTGTACTAACTCAGCTTGTAATCGACCAAACGCAGAACCAATACGTCTTGATAAATCTGCCATACGTTCTGCTATCTCTGTTGCACTTGCTGGTGTTCGATCTGGATTTCCTAGCATGTCATTATACAATGCTCTCTTAATATTAAGTCGCATATCAGAAAGAATAAGATTAGCAACATCAAATGATCCAGCGGCTTGAACTGGTTGCAGTCCAGCAGAGTTTGGTGCTTTAGGTATTACAGTTCCAGGCACTAAGTTAATTGTATCTGGATTAATAACACCATCATCATCCATCTGATAGACACCAGAGATTGCCATCTGTGCATTTTCTAATATCAGTTCTATTGTAAGATTAGTAGTCTTGATCGCACTCAATGCATTGATAAGTGGACCTCGACCATAGATTGCACCGGGATCTTTGCTCCAACGAAAACAAATAAAAGGATTGCTACCAGTACCTTTGAAAGTTTCATACTTCAACATGCACTTTGTATTTATATCAAAGATAATACAGAAGTATGCATCCTCATTTATTTGAGAATAGTCTTTACATATTATTTCTAATACCTTTGTTCTTCCCTCTGGATTAGCAGTCATAACAGATTGCAATCGAGAGTTGATAGTTGCTTTGGGATATAGAACCATTATGTCAGAGTACCGAATATCCCTCTCTCTATATACATGATCAATCCTATCGTCAGGACCAACATCCAATACAACATGAGGAAGAGGCAGAGCTGTAAAATTAATAGGATTAATAGCATCGCCCTCCTCGACATGCAGAACACCAGTGCCAATTGCCAAGTCCATAAATGATTCATGAACTTCCTGACCAAAGTTTGAGTTCTGAATAACCTCAAAGACATAATCAGTTACCTCTTCAAGTTCATTATTAATAGCATCTTTTTGTTCTTTTGGTACTTCGCTACCAGCAGTAAAGTCAGCCCATCGAGCAAAGTTTGGAACTAGACCAGCCTGAAGTCTTGATGCAAATTCCTGAACACCAACAACAGCAGTCTCATCAAAAATTTTATCATCTCTTCTTTCGCCAATACTATTTGTTCCAAAGGTTTGTCGCATAGGCAAAGCAAATTCATAGCACTCATCAAAGAGACTTTCCCATCTTTGCCTTACTGATTTTGCTCTCTCGTATTTTTTGAGAAAGGAATCTATAATTTCTTCATCATGCATTAGCCGTACATTCCTCCACCACTCATTGGACTTCTATATCCAATACCACCTCGAGCAGAAGTATATAAAGCTCTTCGTCCTCTACTTCCACGCATAACTGTTTGACCAGCCTTTGATCCAGTCTCATAAGTAAGTGATGTTTTTATTGGTTGCTCTTGTGCAATAGTGCGTTCTTTTTCTTCTTGCCGCCGTTCGATAGTTCGTTTCTTTTCTTCTTTCTCTTTTTCTTTTTGTTCTTGGTCAACAACTGGACTTGTTTTCTCAGGTTGACTGCTACCACCACCACCAAAACACATACCGAATCTCCTTATAGTCTATTCCAAAATGAGCTACTTTTCTTATTATTAGGCGATCTTCTAAAAATATCAAAGCCTTTTCTTGCATTGAAAGCTTTGACTGGTTTCTGTCCAGACATCAAACTGCGTCCTTCACCAGCACCAAGCATCATATATTGCAAGGCATCATGGATGTGAGAGTACATATTTTTCTCAGGTTTATCATCATATCTTTCTCCAGATACTTGCATACGTCTATAGCAATAACCACCTTGAAAACCTTTAATCAATGTAGCGCATCTTCTATCAATCATAAAGGCTGGCAACCCCTCCGCCATCTTAGTTAGTTGAGAAGAAACAGATTCCAATCTAAGATCAACACTATTGCTGGGAGCTGGCACAGCTTTCAATCCAGCACCTCGAAGTATTTGAAAAGGAGTTGATTCATCTGTCTGCGCTCGGAAGTCACCAGCTGGATCACCATAAATATAAACATCAAGACCATTGAATCGTGTTGCAATCTCTTGCCGCAGTAACTCAGCAAAACGAACTACACCCATATCAAC